GCTCCTCGGCCACCACGATCCGAAGGTGACGATGCGCTACGCGCACCTGTCGCCGCAGGCGATGCTCGAGGCGGTCAATGTGGTGGGGAATGTCGTGGGGCGGCGGTCAGTGGTGACGGGAGCGAATCAGGCTGCGGTGGCGGCTACGGTGTAATCAACGCAATGCCTCGAGCATCTTTTCTGCATCAGGCCAGGGCAAGCGACGCTTGCCCTCTTTCATTTTGTGCAAGGCCTTGAGCGCTTCGTCCACCGTCAGCAGCTGATTTTCGACCATGGCGCACAGCAGACCGATGGTGCCCATGACCGTGACCGACTCCTTGATGGCCACGATGCGCAAGTTGGCATCACCTGTCAGTAGCGTGCAGGATTCTTGTTTCGCCAGTGCCAGCGCCAGGTAATCGTTGTGACTGGGCTTGGCGCCGTTCTTGGCAGGCAGCGTCGGGTTGTACTGACCGGGCAGCAGGGCGGCGTATTTCACGAAGTCACCGCTGACCTCCATGATCTGCAAACCCATCTGCTCAAGCCCCGGACTGCCCTCTTCGATCTCTTCGTAGTACAGCAGATCAGGAATGCCGAACTGCATCGGAAGCCGGAACAGCGTTTCCATCAACGCCCCGGCCTCCATGTCAATCAAGATGTTGGCATCACTGATAAGCAACCGCATCCGACGACTCCAGCTGGCGTTCTTTGTGGAAGCGCATCATCGGGATGCCCAAGAGTTCTGCGGCCTTGCCTTCAGAGATGTATTGCTCGGCCAAGGCGCGGTAGACCAACTGATCGAAAAGGCGTGGATGCTCCTGTGGTAAGCCGTCACCCGGTTCATTCTTACGCCAGCCCTTGGCAGAAAACCGTTTGACCATCGACAGGTGAACCGCGTCGGTGATCACGCCACACTGCTTGGCCCGTTGCAACCATCCGGCCATCGACAGCCCGAACTCGTGCTTGAGCACGTAGAGCTCTTGCCATTCCAGCGCGTGACGCTGTTGCCCCAGCAGGTGAATCACCGCCACACGCGGGGCCAAGAAAGCACCAGCGAATCGGTTACACGCCTTCTCCTCATCAAGGCCGTCAGCGAGCCGCCCCTCGAGCAGCAAATGCCCCAACTCGTGAGCCAGGGTGAAGCGCTGCCGATCACCCGGCCAGAGTTTGGACACGGCCACCACGGGATACTCTCGACCATCGTCGGTACGCGCCTTCGCGGTCAATCCCGAGAACTTGGGGTTTTCTTCGTCGACCACGATGACCAGCAAACCAACCGCTTCGAGGGTGTCGGTAAGGTCAGCGATGGGGTTCATGCCCAGTTGCCAGGCATTGCGAACCCGATCCGAGAAGGCCTCGATCTCATCGAGCGACTCGATGCGTTCAGGCAGGCCTTCAGGCGGTGCAAACGCCTGCAGCGGTGATTCAGGGAAGGCACCGAGCAACTCGACACGCTTTTCCACCAACTCCACCACCTTGAGCTTGAGGGCATCCTGCGCCGTCTTGCCAAAGGAGGAGAGCTTGCGGAACTCCGGCTGGAGCAGCTCTACCGTGTGCGTGCGGAAAAAATACTCGGTGCGGATGCCGCAGGCACGTGCCAGCTTGAGCAGCTGCGACGAGGATGGCGTCAGCAGACCCTTCTCGTACTTCTGGATGGCGGTGTGCGACACACCGACTTTTTCGCCCAAAGCACCCAGCGTCAGACCTGCCGCCAGTCGTGCTTGACGAATGCGATCTGCAATCATGACGCCTCCTTGGGTTTGGTTTAAATGAACGCATATCCTAACAAATTTTTAAACCTACGAGAAGCCCCAAACGCAAAAATCCCCCGACCCCACCGCCGGCAAAGGCAGTGAGATCGGGGGATCGTCATTTCAGGTTGTCGTGCCGGGCAGCACCGGTCAGCGTGCCGGCCCACGCCACTTGTCGAAGCTGCGCGCCCCGGTGTAGCCAAGATAGCCGGCACCAAACAGCCACCACAGGCTCTCCGGCACCGCGCCCAGCAACTTGTTCAGGTTCTCCGCCGCCTGGAAGACGTGCGTTGGCCACCAGATGCCGATGATGGCACCCATCACGCACAGCAGGATCACGCCGTAGATCACGTACAGGAAGGTCGGCCGTGCCCGGCTGGTCCAGGGGTCCTGCGAGTTGGCTTCAGCCAGGATTACCGAGAGACTGGTCTGCATCTCCTGCAGGGCCAATTGCCCCTCGGCTTTCAGCAGCGCGAGCTTGGCTTTTTCGCGTTCGGCGGGATCTGGTATCAAGCGGTCAATGAGTCGGCTGCCGGCTTCGAGCAGACCCGGGGCCAAGGTGGTGAGGATCGGGGTCATACCGTGCCCTCCACGAATTCGGCCATCCGGTTCATCCAGCCGGCAGCAAACGCCGACTGCTTGGGATCGTTGGTGATCAGCCGTCCGAGATGGCGCAGGCGCTGCCCCAGCACCTTGCCGTAGAGCACACCTTGGTCAGCCGCAGCCAGTGCGGCACGGGTTTGGGGACCGATCATGCCATCGGCCGTGACGCCGAGCGCCGACTGCAACCACTGCGCCGCTCGCTTCGGTCCAGAATGCACACCGGCATCGACCAGGAGATGCAGCAGCGCCGGGTGTGTGATGGTCTCGAATCCTGGAGCAGTGATGTACTGCTGGCGGTAGATGGTACGGGCCTCGGTTTCCGTCAGCGCCTGCACTTCAGCAGCCGTGGCGGGGCGACCGAGCTTGCGCCAGCTGCCCAGCGTCTGTGCGGTGATGCCGAAGTTCGTTGGCCCGCCCCGGTCGGCCGGGTGGTTCACGTAGCCGCCTTCACGGCGAAGGATGTCATCCAGAATCTGTTCGATGGCGTTCATGGCCGCTCCTTGCCCAGACGCGTCTGCGCCCAGCGCTCCAGTTGGTAGATGGCCTGGCTTCCCATGTGGCCGGAGATACCGACCAAGGCTGCGGTCACCAGGGGATTGAACTGCGCGGCCTCGCACAGCCAGAAGGTGATGAGACCGGCAAACGCCGAGGTGGCGATCTCGCCAATGAGCTCCACCACATTGAAGGCCCGGGTCTCGCCGGACTTCACCTTGCGGTAGAAATTGACCAAGCCACCCCAGGCGGCCAGACCCGTCACCCACAGGTAGGTGATCAGGCCGTAGGTAGAAGGATCTTTGTCAGGGGTCACAGTGCTTGTCTCCTTATCTGTTGGATTCGGTGGTGGCTGTAGTCGGCGTGTCAGTCACTGGCACGGGCGACGCGGTGAAGCGCTCGCACTCGACCTGCGTCGTGTAGCCCTGGGCACCGAGGCGGTGCTCGACGCGCTTGATGCGCCAGTCGGTGGGGATGCCTGGACGCAGAGAGAGCGAGAGCCTTCCTTCAGCAGCGAGTCGCGGATCGCCCGGCAGGCTGAACGAAAGTTCGCCCTGCCCACGTTCACCGGTGTTCTTGCGGGTGGCAGCGGCGGCTTTGGCCTCGGCCTCAGAGGCGTGGACGTAGCGGATTTCCTCGAACGGCGGTGATCCGGTGGTCACTTCCCGGCGCTCGCCTTTCTCGAAGTCCCACCAATACGCTTTGGTGCCGCCGGTGGCCGTGGTCGGTGGCTGTTGCGTGTCGGAGTCGCTGGTGGAACCGCTGCCCCCGGGTTTGCGCGCTGAGTGTCGGTAGCGCCACTCCGCCAGATCACTCGCTGTGAGGTTGATCGTCGGCATCACCTGGCCGGTGACTGTCTTGATCGCCCCTTGCCTGGCCAGTACCAGGAAGCCGGCCACGGGTTTGGCCACGGCATCGTGCTTGGCCGCCAGGCGCGTGAGCAGCGCCATGTCCGACTCGGCGGTCTGATCCAGATGCGGGATCGCGATGACGCCCAGCTCCGGATCGATCTTGGCCTGATAGCGGTGCTCGGCAGCGATGGTCTCGACCAGTTGACCCAGCGTCGTCGCATCCCAGGAGCGGGTCTTGGGACTGCGAAACGGCCCGACCATATCGGCGGCCTTGGCCGAGACCGTCAGCGTGGCCGGAGGCGAGCGCATCTCGACCTCGTCGACGATGAAGCGCCCCATCGACACCAGCCGGGTTTCGGCATAGCCCAGCGAAACCGTGAGCACCGTGCCGATGCGCGGCAGCTGCGCAATCGCGCCGTCCTCACGGCGGCGATCATCGAGGGTCAGTTTCAGCTCATCGGACTGGATGCCGGCTTCGTCGGTGACCACCAGCTCGATCAGCCGGTCGCGGATGGCAGCGGTGATCTCTTGGCTGTCGGCGTAGAGACGGAAGATCGGTTGCATCGATGCCTCCTCATGACCACAGCCGGATCACCGGCGCTTCTGCCGGCAGCGGCAACTCAGGCAACTCGATCACCAGGCCAGCGCTTAGGACTGGGGGGAACTGCGCCAGAGTGGGATTGACCTCAAGCACGGCGGACAGCACTTCGCTGCGTCCATAGTGCTGCCAGATCAGGTCATCGAGCACATCCCCATCCCGGGTGATCACGCGCTTGAAGATGGGTAAGGTCATGGCTGATCCTCCCCGTAGGCCTTGAGCTTGATGCGGAACTCCAGCTTTCTGGGCTGGCCGTCATCCGCAAACACGGTGCGGGTGTCGCCGATCTCCGTGATCGCCCAGGCACCCCAGATGCGACCCAGACCATCGACCAATTGCAGCGGCTTGCCGGCATCCGCCAGCGCACGCATCGCTTCGACCTGGGCAAGACCGCCTTTAAAGCTCGGGTAGATCACGCCGTCGAGTTCGATCTCGCCAACGTTGCGTCCGACGAACTGCAAGGCGGGATCTCGGTTGATACGTGCCTGCTCTTGCCAGCGCCAGGACTGGTTGAGTGAGAATTTTTGGTAAGCGAGCGTGGCGATTTCAAAACGAAACTCGCCCAGGCCCAACATCACCCGTTCGGCCATGGCACACCTCGGTAAAGAATGAAAAAAGGAAACGTCTGATCAGGATCAGTCGTACATCGCTGCCGCCGGACTGCGGGTGGTCTCGCGCATCAGCGCACGCAGGCGTGACTCGATGAGCGCAGCAATCTCGCGTGCATCCATCCCGGGCGGTGCATTGACCGTGATCGGTGCCGACAGCGACACACTGGTGTTGCCGCGCGCAGCCAGCGGTTGAGCGGGCATTGCCATCGGCCGGGTGTTTGCGGCTGCCGGACTGCCCGCTGACATCGGCATCACCCCAACGGGTGCTGTGCCGACCGAGGGACGTGGTACGGCCAGCGAAGTCGCACTGCCCAGCGCTGCTGGACGCGAGGACGTTGGTGCCGTGGATGTCTGCGCGGCCTGCTTCTCGCCGCCGAAGAGCGAACCGAACCAGTCGCCGACCTGCTTGCCGGCGTTCATCACCCAGCCGATCTTGCCGGCGATCCAGTCGATGGCTTGACCGACAGTGGTAGTGATACCCGACCAGAGACCGGTCATGAAATCCGCCACCGGCTGCCAGGCGGCGCTGATCAGGGTCAGTGGTGAGAAGGACGTGAGCAGCTGAAACCCCTCGATCACCCACCCCACCAGCGTGCCCACGGCCCGGATCGGTAGGGTCAGCACCGTAAAAGCCGTGCTCAAAACACCACCGATCACCGCGCCGAGGGACTGGCCGGATGCGGAGAGCGTGTTGAACTCCTCCGTGGAAAGCGTCACCGGCGCGAGCAGTCGCCCAATCCAGCCGACCACCCGACTCACGCCATCGGCAATGAAACCGAAGGCGTTGGCAATGGCCGTCCCGATGGGCGCGAGTGGCGCCAGTGCCGAGGAGAGGCTGGTGATGGCCGGCTGCACGGCCAAGCGAACGCCCTCGAACACGCCGCCGACGTAGGCCGCGATGGGGTCCCAGTATTTGCGGATCAACAGCGCGAGACCGGCGACCGCAGCACCAATCCCCGCCACGATCCAGGTGATCGGGTTGGCGAGCAGCGCCGCCGTCGTGGCCCCGATGGCAGGCAGCATCGACCAGAAGGCCAGTGCCGCCGACTTGATGGGTGCAATCAAACCGAGGGCACCGGTCTGAATACGGGTCCAGGCGACTGACAGAATTCCGGCACTGGCGCCGGTGGCCGCCGCCTGCACTTGCAGCAACGCCAGACCAGCCCGGGCCGACTGAAACGCCACCTGCGCACCCAGGATTGGCCCCTTCACAAAGGTCCAGGCGTAACCCAGCGCAATCGTCGCCACCTTCAGCGCCAGCACGGCACCGGCAGTCCCCACCACCACCTGGGTGACGATAGGAAACCGTTCGGCCAGATTGGCCAGGCTGTCGATGGGCGCCATCAGCGCGCCCACCAAGTTGTTCAAGGCCGGCAGCAGCGCATTGCCCACCGTGATGCCCAGCCGGCTCATCTGGTTCTTGAGGAGCTGCAGGTTGTTCGCGGTGGTGGCCGAGCGTGCTTCGTACTCCTTCTGCATCGAGCCCGCATAGGCGGTCTGATCGGCCACCAGGCCCACCGCCTTCTCATAGGTCTCCATCGACCCCACCAGCTTGGCGATGTCGTCGGCGTACTCCATGCCGAACAGATCAGACAGGGTGCCCATCAGATCGGGGGCGTTTTTGACCTGCCGTAGGAAGGTCGTCAGTGCGCCTTGGGCGTCACGCTGGATCATCTTCTTCATCACCTCAGCAGACAGCCCGATGTCCTGCAGCCCCTGCTGGAACTTCTCGTTTTGCTTGTCGGCGGTGGCCAACTTCATCAGCAGCGCATTGATGCCGGTAGCCGCCACCTCCGGGGGCGTCTTGAGCGCCAGGAAGGTGGCCCCGAGGGCATTCAACTGCGCGCCGGACAGGCCGAACAGCTTGGCGGTTGAGCCCGCCCGGTTGGCGATGTTCAGAAGATCGGAAGCCTTGGCGTCCATGTTGTTGGACAGGTGGTTGATGGCGTCGCCGAGCTTCACCACCTCGTCCTGGGTGAGGCCGAAGATCGAGCGTAGGCCCGTCATCGCCGCACCTGCCTGTTGACCCGACAGGTCGAAGGCCACGCCCATCTTGGCGGCGTCCTCGGCAAAGCGCAGCAACTCCTCGCGGGCAATACCGGCTTGCCCTGCGGCGGCAACGATGGCGCCGATACCGTCAGCGGCCATCGGAATGCGCGTCGACATCAAGAGCACATCTTTGGACATCTGCCCGAACTGCTCGGGCGTGTCGAAATTGACCACCTTCTTGACGTCGGCCATCACCGACTCAAACTGGACCGCTGGTTGCACCAGGCCATAGAGCGCACCGCCCAAAGCCACCGCATCCATCATCTGGGCGCGGTAGGCGCTGCGGCTCTCCAGGTTGCGGGCCTGCGCCTGTTGCGCCCGGGTCAGGGCTTCGGTGCGGGATCGGAGTGTCTCCAGCTGGCTGCCAAGGCGCGCAGACTCACTGCCCATGGCGCGGGTATTGACGCCCGCACGCTGCAAAGAGGTGCTCAGTTCATCCACCGCTGCCCGCTGGCGACGGTAGGCTTCCTCCGCCCGAGCCGCTGCTGCACGGGCACGCTCCAGTTCCTTGGCCTGCTTGGCCGAAGGCTCACCGCCTTGACCAGCGATATTCGCTTCCAGCCCGGAGACCTTCTGCTGCGCGGCGCGCATGGCCAGTGCCGCATCCTTGGCCTGGGCGCGCAGGGTCTCCAGCTGCTTGATGCCGGACTGCTTGTTACCCAGTTCGGCCATCGTGGAGCCTAGCTGGTTCAGCTGGGCCTGGGCACCGCGAACCGCCGACCCGAGCGAGGCCGCCAGCGTGGCGCCGATGCTGATCTGAACGGGATGCGCTGTGGCCATGTGGAAACCTCAGGAAGACGGCGAGGCAGACAAGCGCCGCGCCAATGACAAAGCCTCGACCAACTCACTCACCTCCAGGGCAAGTAACTCGGATCGAGGCCAGTGGGTGTAGAGGGCGAGCTCCACCACGAGGGCGGAAAGCTCACCCGGATTCACTGCAAAAAACCGCCCAGCACCTTCTGCAGTTGGGCGTAGTCCTTCATATCGAGCTGGTGGATCGCCGCTGGCGGCAACTCGGCCAGGTTGGCAATCAGCCGGATCTCGCGCTCGGCGTCCGTCCCGGCCGACTTCTGCGCGGCCAGGTGGTCACCCACCGTGGGTCGGCGCAGGGCGATGTCGGCAATCGGCACGCCGTCGTGCTCGATGGGAAAATTCAGTTTGATGCGTTCGGCAGTGCTCATTCGATGTTCTCCTTATCGTTCATCACGGCATTCATCACAGCCCAATCGCCGCACGAATGGCTTCCATCTGATCGGTACCGCCCACCTTTCGGACCAGGTTGATGGCATCGATCTCGATCAACTCCTCGTCATCGATGGTCAGCTTGTAGTAGCTCGCCGCCACCGAAACCTTGAGGGTGCTTTTGTCGCCGGGCTTCCAGGTGCCGGCATCGAGCTCTTTCCAGCCACCGCGCAGGTTGACGATGACGGGCTTGGCTTCTGCCCCTTGTGCCTGAATGGCGCCCCGGATGGTGATTTGCGTCGCGGCGTTGTCGAGCAGGCCAAACAACTTGAAGACATCCGGGTCGTGGTCGGCGATGGTCAGCTCGGCTTCGAGCTTTTCCATGCCGAGGTCGATCTCCACCGGCAGATCCATGCCGCCGGCACGGTGCTCCTCGGTCTTCAAGGAGAGTTTGGGCAGTTGAATCTCGTCGATGCGTCCGGCGTAGCCCCGGCCGTCGACGAAGAGGTTCATGTTCTTGAGAACACGCGGCAGTTCGATGGCCATTACAGAATCTCCTCGAGATAGTCATCGACCAGGTGCGAGCGGAAGATGATGTGCTCGGCCGGGTACGGCGGGGTGAAGTCGAAGTTGAAGTAGATCTTCCCGTCCTGGATGGACTGGGGCGAATTGAGGTCCGGATCGGCCCAGCACTTGCCTCCGAGGATCGCACCCTGGGCTTTGAGTTGGCGCAGGTAGGCGTTGACGCCTTCGGTGACTTCCTCGACGTAGGTCTTGGTGATGTTGCGATCCACCGCCCAGAGGTGGGCGCGCAACAGCGACTCGTTGATCATGTCGGCGGTGCGCCGCACCGAAAGGAAGGCCCACTTGGGGTCCGAAGAACAGGTGCGGTTGCCCCACAAGCGGTAGCCATCCTCCTGGATGATGGTGGCCACCTCGTTCTCGTTGAGCAGGTTGGCCCGGGCATTCGGGTCACCGAGTGCAAAGTCCACCGGACGGTGGCTGCCAACGATGCCGTTGATGACGTTGTTCGACGGGCTCCACCAGAAGCCTCGGTCGTTGTCGATCTTGGCAATCAGGCCAGCGACGCGCGCTGAAACGGGCTCGGTCACCACCGCACCGCTCTTCATCACCTTGACGTGCGGATCGACCACGTAAATGCGCGCCGAGCCCCAGTCCTCGCGGTAGTCGATGGCAGCAGCATCTGTTGTGTTGGGGCCGTCGGCGATGATCACCGCGCGCAGGCGCTCGGCAATGCCCAACAACTCAGCGACCACCGGATTCGCCAGCTGGCGGATGTTGTCATCGGGATCAGTGGGGCGCTGGTGCGTAAAACCCGGGGCGATCAGGATGCGCGGCGTGACCTTGGCGACCGACTGGGCAGCCAAGAGCGCCTGCAGGCCGAGGTACTGTCCGGCTTCATCAACGCCACCGAGCACGTTGGTCTGTGTCTCGGCCTCGGTCGCCCCTTCGGCCACCCGGACCACCACCACCAGCGCCCCGGCCTGATCGAAGATGCCGTCGATGGCCGTCGGCAAGGTCCCAGTGGCGCCCAGCTTGGCCGCCTCCAGGCGAGAGCCGGCAATGAGCACCGGCGTGTTCAGAGGAAAGCTGTGCTCATCGGCATCCGGTGCGGTGCCGACGAGGCCGATCACGGAGGATCGGACGGTGCGAATGGGACGCGGGCCGTTGTCGATTTCAACGACCTCGACCCCGTGAAGAAAGTGATCTGCCATGGGTGGGCTCCAGAAGTAAAAAATCCGCCAGCGGCGGATCGGGGAATACAGGGGTGACGGCTCGACAGAATCAGGCGATGGGTTTGCCCTCATCGGCCTCGATGGACTTCTCGCAGTGATTGGGATCAAGCCGGTCCAAGAGCCGACACAGCACACAGGCCCAGCGCTTGCCTTCACGGGCGGCTTTGCCCGCGCGACTAGAGAGCGTTTCGTCCTCGTGCCCCCCGAAAGCCGCGTTGGCCAGTTGGTCGTGGGCGACCGCCAGGGTCCAGGCGCGGCGGGAACCGGCAAGTGCAGCGGCGAGCATCCAGATGGAGGCAATCACCGCAGCGATCTGGCACAGCAGCCAAATCGCCAGCATCGACAGACGGTGTTGGATCGATGCCATCACTGCAAAATCTCCTGCACCCGAGCCTCCGTCAGCAGACCGCTGACAGCGAGGGCCTGCAGGCCGGTGATGGTCTGGGCATCAGTCAGATTCACCTCCTCGGCGAGCTTCAACTTGTCGAGGAACACCTCGACCAGGACCTCGGTCTTGGCGGCGGTGTAGATCGCGGCCAGCTCCTCCATCGTGAAGCGGTTCATGAAAGCGAGCTTGGTGATCACGCGGATCGGTTCCACCGGCGTGGCGGCAAGTCCCGTCTGCGCTTCCTCGATGGCCGCGAGTACCTCCTCATCCGTCTTGCCGGAATAGACATCCACCACCTTTCCCGCTTCGACCCGATAGCGTGCCGCCAACCGTGACTGCTTGGTGGTCAGCTTGATCCAACCCGCCTCGGGCGTATCGGTCTCGATCACCGCCACCGCATCGTTGCGGATATCGAAATAGACACTCATACACTGACCTCCACGTAGAAGGGATAGGTGCCGCCGGTGTTGTAGCCGTTGGGAATAGGCAGCACGATTTGCGGCGGGGACACGGTGGCGG